GCCCGGTCAGGGGAATCGGTATGTAGCATACACTTCAACGTACCCCTATCAGGAGGAAGGTCAGGCTTCTTGGTAGTGAATACAGCAGAACCATCATCCCTGGTCTTCTTCAACGCACCGGGTAGCATATTCCGGTTAGTCACACTCTGCTCACGCGTGACGGTGTCGTAGATGAACGCGTGACCTGCTGACTGAAGAGCGGCAGTCACTACCGGAGCGGGAAGATTAGAGTCGCCCCTGTGCAGGACCTCCCTCATGGAGAGAGTACCCGGCTCAGGGGCATCCTCGGCTTCCCTTATGAGCTCCTCAATCAGCTTCTCGTTGGGGTCAACTGTGGTCATATACTACCTCTGAATAGTGGCCATTGGCCCTATAGTAGTGCGTCTGACTTCCCGATGTCTGCCCTCTTCCAGGGCATTGTAGTAAGTAGCGAAGAAGTCATAGCTGGGCAGGGTGTCTGTCTGCCAGCCATCTGAATCCATTCTCAGAGTATCGGCTATGTCCACCAGCTCACCAACCGTATGTACTATCTCTATTTTACCATTCGTATGGGTAAGGCCACCCGGTATCCTGAACTCGCCAACGCTAAATTTATCCCGTGGCCCTAAGTCGCGCTGGAACTCGGCTAACTTATCACCCCGCATGACCAGAATCACCTGGTACCTGTTCCATGTTGCCGAGTCTGGGGTCAGTAAATTCACCTCAGACAGGTTAAAGGCAGGCTCGTCCATAGACACAGATAGTACGGGGGTGCGGATAGTTTTAGTACCTGCACCCTCCAGCACTATCAGTTCCTATACTGTCCAGTCACGGTTGGCACTGACGGAGATGTAGTCCACGTCCACGATGCACGCCTCAGCAGAGTTGGCACCAGCGGCCAAACACGCAGCCACGTTAGTGCTTGTCGAGGCGGCTCCTTTGACGGTCTGATAGAGTACGCCGTCTACATACCACCGTGCGGTACCATTAGGGTCTACCTCAAGGCGAAGAACCTGCCACTCACTAGCCGTTGCGCCTACACTGGTAGCATCACCTGTGCCTCCCAGACACACCGCAGTAGTAGTAGTTGAGTCAGCAGTAGTGCCACCAGCGTGAACACCGTGCCAAGCCTCATCATCTGTTTTTTCGCTACTCAGATAGAACCCAACAAGGTCCGCTACCATAGTAGTGCTACCAGCGGCTGAGTGAATGAGAATATCTTCAAGCTGCTCATCAACCGAGAGGATGCTCGTCAGCCCAAAGAAAATCTCCTTAGCGTCGAGGTCCGGGACTTGCACCCTGGTCTCCATCACAATCGGCCCCATCAGAGCAACGTCAAATCCAATATGCGTCCCGATGAAGCTCGTGTCTGCGTCGGTGTCGCCTGATGTAATCGTGACAACGCCAGACAGGGCATCTTTCCCCGCAAGCCCGGCGTCGGTGTCCTCGAAGCCCTCACCACCAGCGTAGAAGTCTCCCAACGGGGCGGTATCAGCCGACAGGGTTATGACATTGCTCACCCCGAGAAAGTCATTGAACAGCCTGATTTTACCCGAACCACTCTGAACTGTCGCCATTACCGTATCTCCTTATTTCGGAGCTGTAGCTCCAGTTTTCGTACCCGCTCCCTGTAGGGAGCGATTACCTGGCTAATGTTGTCAGTCTTGCGGGGGATAGCTGCCAGGTTCTCCAGTCTATCATCCCGCATATCACCATTCATGTTGTGGACTACCCAGCCCTTGGGTATTGGGCCTCTGGCATTAGTCCACGCTGTTCTACGTGAGTTCAACTACTAACTGGTAGGCACAGCGGCGTCAGAGTGTATCTCGTAGAGCCAGTTGCCTGACGACCGCTCACCGTAAGCGTACTCGTCGTAGATGTAGGCAGCCGTAGCGCCCCCACCCAGCTCAGGCATACGCTTGGTCTCGGTCCTGGGCGAGAAGCCCTGTACCAGCACGATTGCCTCTTGGGCGAACACACCACCCTTTGCGTCAAGATCGCTGTCTATGGTGATGTTGCCATCCTCGTACAACTGCGCGTTGCTAATCATGCCCCGGTACCCTTCACGGTACACACGGGCGGTGAGGCCCTCGGTAATCTCCCCTGCTGTTAGGGTATCACCGGACCCGCTCGAACCTACACCCAGAGTCAGCTCGTCTTCAAGGTCCTTGAGCTGCAAGGGATGGAGTACGGCGCGGTAAGGTGGGTTACCCGGCTCATCAGTGTCCGAGGCAATCCTGGCTACCGCAGCAGAGATGTGGCCGGATGCAAGAGTACTACCTTCACCACATAGCGAGACGGAGGCCCCGTCAAGGACCGTGATTCCATCCTCGTCCTTCTTGCGCTGGATGGCGTTCTGAGCCAGTGAGCCTATCTTGGCAAAGGCCTTGGAGTCTATCCTGGCCCCTACACGGTCGGTGATTACAGTCTGTATACCTACGACCGTGGGTGTGATGGAGAACAGGGTGTCGGACATCTGCTGTGGGTTGTCCAGCGTCGTGGACTCAGTTACGGACTGGGCCGTAAGCTGCGCCATGGTCACCTCGTTCCATACGGTACCAGAACCCTTAGCCAGGGTCTCTTTATCCACAAGCTGTGGCATGACCCCCTCATACTCACGCACTATCCTGGCCGCTGCTATCATCGTAGGGATGGAGTCAGCCAGTGAGGTTGTTAGGGTATCGCCGCTTGCCATGTCTCGCGCTCCTTCTATAGATTACTCAGTATTTTCTGAGCCCTTATATGGTCGGCCCCAGAGTTACGATTACCGTCCGCATATTCCTGTATGAACAGGTTATTGGACTCAACAGCCTGGCCGGTGTTGCTGTCAAAAGATTGAACGGGGACCTGTGCTTGAGCGTTCACAGATACCTGCGACTCAAGCTGGGTAATCCGTGACAGGTCCTGGGCACGGGTCTGCATCAGCTCAGGTGTAGTGTAGCTGACCAGTGCCTGCGGGTCTACGCCGTACTGCTTGGATAGGTGCATGATAGCGGCCAACTTGGCCTGGCTCTCAGTATTCTGGGACTCCATCTGTTGCTGGAGATTGAGGTTCTGCTGGGCAGACTGTCGTAGGTGAGAGGCGAACAGTTGACTCTGCTCCTGGGTAAACAGCCCCTGGTCAACGTACTGCTGGGCCTGGGCCTGCACATATGCCTCTGCCTGACCCTGAGCCTGTACCTGGGCAACCTGTTTAGCTTGGGCAGCAAGTTCGACATTTTGCCTCCTCAGCATATCTATCTCCTGCGCGGTAGGGGCAGGAGGACCAACAGGAGGAGCAGGGGCCTGAACTGGAGGAGGCGGGGCCGGTACCTGGACCGGGGCCTGCGCCTCTACCGGGGTAGGCTCCTCGGCCACCGGAGCGGCGGGAGTTTCGGTTACCGGAGCGGGCTGAGGGGCCGCCTGATCGGCTTGGGCTACGAGGTTATCTAGGTCAGTAGTCATAAATGTCACCTGTACCTATGTAGTAGGAGACTAGCTCAAAATTAGTGCTAATGTCAATGCCAGTTACCTACTCACCATAGACATACCCTGCTCTAGTTTGTATCGACGACGTTTACGGGCCTCTATAGAACGCTTCATACGGACTCTTGTTGTGCGAGGTAAACGTCTTAATATAGCCGGGGGTACATCCTCGGCACCCATATTGGTGTTGGCCTGGATGTACTCCCTCATACCGGGGTCCCTATCCCACTTCCTCTCCAGCTTCCTAATCTCACGGTCCCAGAGAGTGGAGTTAAAATAACCAGGAGCATTAGCCTTCTCCTGGGCATCGTAGTATTCTTCCAGGCCTAGCTCAAAGGGGTCGGAGACCTCTGGCCGGAGCCTCCACCAGTAGTTACGGGGCTCCGTAATTTTACCGAACTCCTGCCTAGCTGCACCACGACGTTGGTTATCGTATCCACTGGTGATGTTGAAGTAACTGTTCACCTTATCCCTGTCAGATATTCTAAAATCCACAGCCAGGGCTTCCAGCTCACTACGCTCTTCTTCGTCTAGCTCCTTGACCGTCTTGAAGTAACCAGTGGGCTCACGTCCAATCTCCTCCTCGAACTTACGGCGGACTTCCTTTTGCAGGAATGGGTCCAGCTCAGGGAACTTTACACCCCAGTCCCGTATGGCTAGGTCGTTAGGGGTGGTGTAGGACATGACACCAGCAC